GACGGCCCGCTGGGCAAGGGCCAGCGCCGCGTCAAGCTCCGACCTGGTGGGCTCACCTACGGCGGCGTCGACGTGAACGGCCGGCCGACGATCCTGCCGCTCCAGACCGGCGCCAACCTGCCGCTCACCGAAACTATGATGGACCAGAAGCGGGAGGCGATCAGCGCAGCCTTCCTGAACGACCTGTTCCTGATGCTGACCCGCGACAAGGAGATGACCGCGACCGAGGTCCTCGAGATCGCGAAGGAGAAGGGCCAGCTCCTCACGCCGACGACCGGCCGCCAGGAGTCGGAGATGCTGGGGCCGCAGATCGAGCGCGAGATTGGCGAGATGATCCGCCAGGGCGCCGTCCCGCCGATGCCGCCCGAGCTCGAGGAGGCCCGCGGCGAGTACGACATCGTCTACGACAACGAGGCCAGCCGGCTCCAGCGGAGCGAGGAGGGCCTGGCCATCACGCGCACGCTGGACGCGATCGGCCACTACTCGCAGTACGACCCGACGCTCACGGAGCTCCCCGATTGGCACATGGCGATGCGCAGCCTGCGCGAGGTCACGGGGGCGCCGGCCAAGCTCTTCAAGGACGAGCGCGCGGTCAAGCAGGCCATCGCTGCCCAGGCCGAGCGCTCGAGTAAGATGGAGGCGCTCGAGGGCGCCGCGACCGGCGCGGCCGCGCTCAAGGACATGCAGGCCGCGGGCGTCGACATCAACCAGGCCGCCGCCCAGGCCGGGGCCGGTGAGCTCGTGGCGTGATCCGCGACCAGGAGCAAGCGCTCGAGGAGAAGCTCGAGCTCTGGCGCGCGTACCAGGCGGTCTTCGCTGAGGTGCCCGGCCAGGCGCGCTCGACCGGGAAGCTGGTGCTCGAGGACCTCGCGAGGTTCTGCCACTTCAAATCGAGCACGATGGCGGGCACAATGGACGACGCGGGGCGGTACGATCCGCTCCAGATGGCAGAGCTCGAGGGCCGGCGGCAGGTCTACCTGCGGATCGTCGGGCTCCTCGAGACGACAGACTCGGAGCTCCGCGACCTGGTGGTCGGCGAGTTCGAGCAAACGGGGGACTGAGATGAGACGAGCGTGGACGTGGCACGTCCTGATGAACGAGGCCGGCGGCGGGGAAGCCGGTGGTGGTGATGCCGGCGGTGCCGGCGGCGAAGGTCAGACGGGGGGCGGATCGGCCGCCCTCGGCGGCGAGGCTGGCGGGGGCGACGCCGGCCAAGGTGGAGGGTCCGGCGATCCCTCCGGCGCCGGCGGGGGCGGCCCTGAGGTGCCTGCCTGGGCGCAGGGGTTCGAGAGCCAGGAGCTCCAGCAGCTCGTGGCGACGAAGCAGTACGGCGACCCCGAGGCCCTGGCGCAGGCCTACCAGCACGCGACCGCGAAGCTGGGCAAGAACCCGGACAAGCTCCTCGAGCTCCCCGACGACCTGGACGACGCCGACTCGATGGGCGCCGTCTGGACGGCCCTCGGCCGCCCGGAGACGCCGGCCGGCTACAAGCTCGAGGGGGTCGACCCGGCGATGCAGCCGATCGCCGACCAGATGGCGCAGGTCGTCTGGGACGCCGGCATTTCCAACGAGCAATGGCAGAAGGTCGCGGTGGGGTTCGGCTCCATCAAGGGCGGCCTGGACAACCTCGGCCAGCAGCAGAGCCAGGCCGACTTCGAGGCGTCGATCGCGACGGCCCGGAGCAAGTACGGCGAGAAGTTCGACGAGGTCCGGGCGGCGGGGCTCCAGGCCACGCAGCAGCTTGGATGGGGCGACAAGGAGCTCGACGCCCTGGTCGGCGCCCTGGGCCCGGCCGGGCTGATCGACTTCGCCTACTCGCTCTCGAAGAGCACGGGGGAGCACTCGATGGACTTCGGAGGCGAGGGCGGCGCCGGGACCGGCGGCTTCAAGAACGCCGCGGCGGCCAAGGCCGAATGGGATCGGCTCAAGAACGATCCCGACTGGCAGGAGCGCATGAAGAAGGGCGACCCCACCGCGATCCAGCAGCGCGACCGGCTGATCGAGATTTTCTCGATCGACGAGGAGGCTTCGGGTAACGTGGTGCTGCGCTGAGATCGCGCTGCTACGCTGACCGAGTGCGCCTTCGGGTGTCTTCTTTCCTGTCGAGGGACCCCCTCCTAGCCCCCAGCTAGGAGGGGGTTTGCGTTTCCAGGGATCGGACGGCATCCTGTCTGCGTTCTGACACCCCACCCGAGCCGGGGTCCTGGTCGACACCCTCTTCGAGGCCGACCAGGAAGAGGCTCACGGGCCAGACGACCTTGAGCGAGTCGGCCCCGCCCTCGAGCGGATACGCCAGCCAACACTGAGCGAAACCGTAACGAGCTCCCCGCGAGCTCTCCGCACGAGGAGGTAGATCCCGATGGGTGTCGAGATCACCACGACTTTCAAGAACAAGTACAACGCCAACATCGAGTTCCTGAGCCAGCAGATGCGCTCGAGGTTCCGCGACAAGGTGGAGTACGAGGACTGCATGGGCTCCGAGGGAGCTCGCGTGGTCAACCAGATCGGGGCCATCGACCCGGTGAAGCGGACGACCCGCCACGCCGACACGCCCCTGGTCGACACGCCGCACGATGCGCGATGGGTGTACCCGGAGGACTACGAGGCCGGCGAGCTCGTGGACCGCCAGGACGTCCTGCGCGCCGTCACCAACCCGACCAGCCGCTACGCGCGAAACTTCGCGATGGCGATGAACCGGGCGATCGACGACGAGATCATCGCGGCCTTCTTCTCGGACACGACCAAGACCGGGAAGAACGGAACGGTCACGACCGACTGGACGACCTTCATCGGCGCCAGCACGGCCCACCACATCGACGCCACGAGCGGGATGACGGTGGAAGCCCTGCGCGCGGCGAAGGAGGCGCTCGAGGCGGCCGAGGTCGACGAGGACGACGAGTTCTGGGTCGCCATCTCGGCGAAGCAGCACCGCAACCTCCTGAGCGAGACGCAGATCATCTCGCTCGACTACAACGAGAAGCCCGTCCTGGTCGCTGGCAAGATCAGCTCCTTCATGGGCTTCAACTTCGTCCACTCCGAGCGCCTGGCGACCGACTCTTCGAGCCGCCGCCGGTGCCCGGCCTGGGCGAAGAGCGGCATGTGCCTCGGCGTCTGGGAGGACATCCGAGGCGAGATCGACCGCCGCCCCGACAAGAGCTACTCCACGCAGGTCTACGCCTGCACCACCATCGGCGCCACGCGCGTCGAGGAGGAGAAGATCGTCGAGATCGCCTGCACCGAGTAATCGGGCAGAACGGGAGTTAGGCGCCCGGCACGGAGTCGGGTCGGGCGCCGACCTCCGCTGATTCCAAGAAGGGAATCGAACGATGGCCACCTACTACTCCGATCACTTCGGCACGCTGGACGCGACCGACACCGTGGGGCTCTCGAGTCCCGAGGCCGGCTACAAGGTCGACCCCGGCGCCGGTCACGGACGCAAGCGCTACAAGAGGATGCAGGCGAACGTCCCGGACCAGATGGCGGCGGACGACAAGATCATCCTCGGCCAGTTCCGAACGAGCGACCGCATCATCGACGTGACGCACACGGCCGACGACCTGTCGGTCGGCGCGGCGACGATGGACCTGGGGTTCTTCTACTCCGGGGCCAACCACGACGGCGCCGAGCTCGACCGGGACGTCTTCGAGGACGGCCTCTCGGTCGCGGCCGCGGTGACGCGGACGAGCGTGTTCGAGGGAGCGTCCCTCGGCGACCTGGACTACGGCAAGTACGTCTGGGAGCTCTGCGGGCTCTCGGAGGCGCCGCGGCCCCAGGCGGTCGACCTGGTCTTCTATCTCGCGACGGGCCCCGCCGATCTTGGCGGGACGTACCTGGTCGAGGTCGAGTACACGGCCGGCGACTGATTCAGTCCCCCGACTGAACGCTCCAGGGTCCGGCGCGCCCCAACCCGCGCGTCTGGCCCTGGAGCACGGAGGGCCACATGGCCGCACGAACCATCACCACCACGAGCCAGACGACCGACGACACGCGACCCACGAACGGGGGCAGCGGATCGTCGGTGCAGACGCTCGTCTTCTTCGACGACGCGGGCGTCCCGGCGAACATCCTCGCCGCGTTCGACCGCGGCGTCGAGCTCATCGTCCGCGACTACCAGGAGCAGGCGATCGGATAGGAGGCCCGCATGGCTTCGCAGTTCATCGTGGCGACGCGCAGCGCCGCCCCTGACGCGGACGGCACGACCGCGGGAGGCTCGGCCTCCGGCGACCAGGTCATCTTTCAGTTTGACCCGGACATGCCGCTCGAGACGCAGATGCAGGCGCTCGCGAGGGCGCGGGCGCAGATCACGAAGCACCTGCGCGGCGACGACGTCGCCTAGCTGTGTACGTGAACACCGCGGAGACGGGAACGGCCCGATCGGAGCCAGTCTTCGAGCAGACCGCCTCGGGCAACCCGTTCACCTACCTGGTGTACTTCGACGACGCCGCGACGATGTCCGAGGTCATCGCCTCGCTCACGCGCGTCGCCGAGGCCGCGCGGAAGTTCCGCGAGAAGCGCAAGGTGGGGGTCTGGTGAATGGCTGCCCGGCTCCAGTTCGTCTACCCGCTGAGCCTCGGCGTTCGGCCCGAGGACATGCCGAACGTGTCGGACGGCGGTGCGACGGTCACGGGCGACCAGGTCCGCCTGGTCTTCTACGAGGGCAACATCCCCGGCGCCGGCTATGACGCCGACGAGCTCTTCGAGCAGATGATCGACCAGGCCGAACGGGCGATCATCGCCTACTACGACGAGAAAGCCATCACGGAGTAGCCCATGCCCAGCACCGTCGAGATCGTCAACACCGGCCTCCAGCTTCTCGGCACGCGGCACATCACCGACCTCGAGGAGGCCTCGAAGGAGGCGCGCGAGACGGCGCTCGCCTGGCCGCAGATCCGGGACTACTGCATCCGGCTCCATCCCTGGAATTGCATCGCGAGCTACCACACGTTCTCGCCCGAGGCCGAGACGCCGGCGATGGATTGGGACTACCAGTACGTCCTGCCCGGCGACTGCGAGCACGTCTGGTCCGTCGACTCCGCGGACACCGACGACTGGCAGGTCCGAGGCCGGCGCCTCTACACCGACCTGGCCGGCCCGCTGACCATCTCCTACGCGACGGAGGAGCTCGACTCCGCGCAGTTCGACGCGATGCTGGTCCGCTTCATGGCGCACGAGCTCGCCATCGCGACCTGCGAGGCCCTGGTCCAGAGCAAGACCAAGAAGCAGGAGCTCGAGAAGGCGCGCGACAAGATCCTGGCCGAGGCCGGCATCTCGGACGGGCGCGAGCAGTCGAACGCGGAGTTCATCGAGGACGATTGGGTCCTGGCACGATACCGGCGGTAGGTCATGGGTCAGAACGTCAACGCGATCCAGGAGGCCTTCGTCGGGGGCGAGCTCTCGCCGCTCTTGCAGGGCCGCGTCAACGTCGGCGCGCGGCGCGTCGGCTGCGAGACGCTTTCCAACTTCATCGCCACGGTGCAGGGGCCGGTGGTCAAGCGGGCCGGGACGCGGTTCGTCGCGCCGGCCAAGTACGACGACCGGGACGTTCGCCTCGAGCGGTTCGAGTTCTCGGCCGACCAGGCCTACTGCCTCGAGATCGGCCACCTCTACATGCGCTTCCATCGGAACGAGGCGACGGTCCTGGCCGCCTCGCAGCCCATCCTGGGCACGCCGACGCAGGGCAACCCGGTCCAGCTCAACGTCGCCGGCCACGGCCTCTCGACGGGCCAGCACGTCTACGTCACCGGCTCAGCGATGGCCGAGCTCAACGAGCAGTTCTGGCGCGTCACGGTGGTCGACCCCAACACGCTCGACCTGGACGACGCGGACGGCACGACCTGGTCGACCGGGACCGGCGGGACGATCGAGCCCATCTTCGAGCTCACGACGACGTACACCGACAGCCAGGTCCAGCAGATCCAGGTGGACCAGAGCAACGACGTCCTCTACCTGGCGCACCCGGACGTCGCGCCGCAGAAGCTCTCGCGCGTGTCGGACACGTCCTGGACGATGGTCGACCTGCCGCAGCGCGAGCCGGCCTTCAACCTGGAGAACGCCGACGAGTCGGTCACGGTCTACGCCTCGGCCGCGACCGGCGCGGCCGTCACGCTGACGGCCTCGGCGGCGATCTTCACCGCCAACATGGTCGGCGGCTACGTGAAGATCCGCGAGCTCTACGCTTCGGAGCACAACAAATGGGGACCGAACGCGATGATCACGCAGGTCAACATCAGCAATCCGCCGGTGACGACCGACCGCATCTACGCTGACGGCCGCGTCTACCGCCCGACCGGGACCTGGGACGGGGCCGGCTTCCTGGGACTCACGACGCCGACGCACACGGACGGCGCGTTCTCGGACGGCCGGATCGAGTGGGAGTACATCAACGAGGGCTATGGCTACGGGCAGATCCAGAGCATCGGCGGCGGCGGGACGACGTGCGTCATCGACGTCGACACGGACGGCACCGAGCTCCCCGCCAGCGTCGTCGGCGCCGCGGCCGCGACGCACCGCTGGGCGATCAGCGCGTGGAATCCCGAGTACGGCTACCCGACCGCGGTCGGCTTCTTCGAGGATCGGCTCTTCTGGGGCGGCACCGAGCGCTTCCCGCAGACGGTCTGGGGCTCCGGGCCGGGCGACTACGAGAACTACGCCTTCGAGGGCGAGAACAACGAGGGCCTCTTCCTCGCGCTGAACACCCGGCGCCGCAACGTCCTCGAGTGGCTGATCGGCGAGGAGTCGCTGTGGTGCGGCACGCGCGGCGCCGAGTTCACGGTCGACAGCGGGAACGTCGAGCAGGCCCTCAGCCGCGAGAATTTCCTGCGGAAGAAGCGCTCGAGCTACGGCTCGAAGCGCGGCGTCTCGCCCCTGGCCGTCGACTCCTACACGCTGTTCGTCGCCCGCGCTGGCCGGCGCATCCACGAGCTCTCGTTCTCATTCGACCTGGACAGGTTCCAGGCGAAGGACCTGACCGAGATGAGCGACGAGATCCTGGCCGGCGGCGCGAAGGGCCTGGCCCAGGCGCGCGAGCCCTACCGCATGGTCTGGGTGTGGCAGGAGGACGGGAGCCTCTCGGCCATGACCTACGCGCGCGACCAGGAGGTCGTCGCCTGGCACCGGCACCCGCTGGCCGGGACCGGCTCGAAGGCCCTCTCGATGGCCGTGATTCCGCACCCGGACGGCGACGAGGACCAGAGCTGGATCGCGGTCGAGCGCCAGGTCAACGGGACGACGCGCAAGACGATCGAGTTCTTCGAGAAGCGATGGAAGCGCTCGCTCGACATCGAGGACGCCTTCTTCGTCGACTCCGGCCTCTCGCTCCGGTACACGCCGCAGACCGGCACGGGGTACACGCAGGCCGGGCAGACGACGGTCCTGGCGGCCGGCCACGGGCTCCTGGCCGGCCAGCAGATCCGCATCGTGACCGACGCCGCCAACACCGCGCTCGAGGGCGAGGTCTTCGACGTGACCAATGTGACCGCGGCCGGCTTCGACATCGAACAGGGCGGCTCGCCGTTCACCGACCCGCTCACGCTGGCGGCCACGCCGACCTTCGTCCGCGTCGTCTCGACGCTCACACGGCTGCGCCACCTCGAGGGCGAGACGGTGGCCGTCCTGGTGGACGGCGCCCCGGTCGACGACCAGGTCGTCGCCAACGGCGAGGTCACGCTCGCCGAGCCGGGCGCCGCGTTCGTCGTCGGCCTGCCCTATGTGGCGAAGGTCAAGACGATGCGCCTGGAGGCCGGCGGCCGCGTCGGCACTTCGCAGGGCCGGCTCAAGCGCTGGAACGGCCTGGTCATCCGGTGCGACCAGACGGGGCCGGGGCTCTTCTACGGCGACGACTTCGAGGAGAACGGCGGGACGATGGACGAGGCGTTCTTCCCCAACAGCGAGACGCTGATGGACACGCCGATCCCGCTGCTCGACGCGGACACGGAGGACCTCTCCTTCCCTGGCGCCTACGAGCGCGCGGGCGCCATCGCGATCGAGCATCGCTCGGCGCTACCCTGCACCGTGGTCGCCCTGATGCCGTCCGGCGAGCTTGAGGAGAGAACGTGAAAAACCGACTAATCCTCTGTCTCTTCGCCCTGGGCGCCTGGCTCTCGCCTGGCGAGGTCGACCTGGTCGAGGGCGTCTCGCACGCCGCGATCCTGGCGGTCATCGCCGTGACCGCGATCCTGGCGACGCTCGCTTCGACGGGCGTCTCCGTCTACATGCAGCAGGAGGCCGCCCAAGCGCAAGAGAAGGCGGCCAAGCGCCAGGCCATCGCCAAGCGAGAGCAGGTCTACGCCGAGGACGAGCGGCTGCGCCGGCTGCGGAAGATCCACATGCGCCGGCTGCGCGAGGGGATCGGGAAGTCTGGCATCCGGGGCGACATCGGCACCGGCCTCGACGTGCAGCTCGACACCTCGAGCGAGCTCGAGATGGACGCGCTCAACCGCCGCCAGACGAGCCTCTACAACATCGAGGAAGAGCGGGCGGCTGGGCTGAACCGGGCGAACGCGATGGAGCTCCAGGCCATCGCCACCGGCCTCCAGGGCGTCGGACAGGCCACGCAGATCGGCCTCGGCTACCAGGCCCTCGGCCGGCAGCCCTCGGGCGGCGACCAGTCTGGAGGGACTCAGTAATGCCCCGCTTCCCCCAGGTCACTCGAGACGCGACCCCCGCGCCGGCGGCCGTGGATAGCGGCGCCGCCGCCCTGGGCGCCGCGGCGCGCTCCGTGGGTGCGGCCGGCCAGCAGCTCGCCGGGGTCGTCGCCGACGCCGGGCTCCAGTTCGCACGGCAGCGCATCAGCGAGGCCGAGCAGGACGCGCGCGTCGCGGCCGCCGACTACGAGGTCGAGCTCCAGCAGGAGTGGCAGCGGATCGAGCAGGAGGAGCCCGACCACAACAAGCGGGAGGAGCTCTTCCGGGACGCGGCGAAGGTCGCGCGGGACGCCTACGCGGATCGCTGGTCCGGTCGGTTCATGGGCCGCGCGAGCGAAATTTTCGACGAGCGGGCGAACCTGGTCACGGAGCGCCAGGAGCTCGTGGTCCGCCAGAACGTCTGGAACGAGCGCGTCCGCGTGCGGCGCGGCGCCGTCCTGCGCGTCATCGACCAGAAGATCCAGGTCGGCTCCGGCCTGCCCGAGGCGATGCACGGCGTCTACCTGGCCGAGATCGACGACGAGCTCAGCCGCGCGGTGCAGGACAACCTGCTCCCCGAGGACGAGGCGGCGCGGCTGCGCATCTCGGCGCGCACGCAGCTCCGCACGCGGTTCGAGAGCCTGCGCGTGTCGCGCGAGGCCGACCAGGTCGTGCAGCAGGCCCTCGCGATCCGCGGGCTCGACGGCACGGACGAGGACCCGGACGGCGAGGCGACCCGCGAGTCGGTCGCGAAGATGCTGGCCGAGATCGACGACGGCGAGGTCCGCGACCTGGCCCTGCGCCGCTGGCGTGCCCTCGAGGCCCAGCGCGAGGTCGAGCTCGCCCAGGACCGCCAGCGCCTCTACGACCAGGCGACGACGGACATCGCGAACGGCGACGGCCACGACGCCATCCCGGCCGGCCTGACCGGCTCGCAGCAGCAGAGCCTCGAGCGCTACGCGGACTACGTCATCGACCGGCAGACCGAAGGGAAGCTCACCGACATCGAGACGGTGCCGGAGGTCTACGACCGCGTGATGGGTCTGCTGACGACCGACCGGGAGGCCTTCCTCGAGGAGGACGTCTACGCGCTCCGCATGGAGCTCGCCAACGCCGACTTCAACTTCTTCCTCGGCGCGCAGGCCGAGCTCCGCGCCGGCGCCGGCCGCAGCGCGGCGGGCGCGGCGGCGCCGGCCTACGCCTCGGGGCCGCGCTGGCTGGCCGCGCAGCGCATCGACGAGCTCGAGCGCCAGGGCCTCCTCCTGACCGAGGGCAGCGAGCCGGAGGACAGCCGCGGCCAGGTCCACCTGGACCTGTACGACTCGCTCAACCGGGCGCGCGAGCAGCGGCGCACGGAGACGGGCAATGCCGCCTACGAGCTCTCGGAGGACGAGGCGCGGCGCGCGATCGACATCGTGCTCCTGAACCGCCGGGTCGAGGTGCCGATCCCCTGGTGGCCGGACGGCGAGTCCCGCCCCGCGGACCTCACGGTCAAGGACCTGGGCCGCATCCAGTTCGACCTGGACCACCCGATCCACCGCGACGTCATCAACGAGGCTGCGGCCGAGGGCGAGACGGTGGAGCCGGGATCGGCGCGCGTCCGCATCCTGATCCGCGAGCGCCTCGAGATGCTGGGGGCGGACTTCGGTGGCTAGTCCCTTCGACGACCTCGAGATCGCGTTTCAGTCGGCGAGCGTCCTGAGCGCGCCGGAGTACGCCCGCGGGCTGCGCCTGGCGACCGAGGCCCAGGTCCCGGTCGACACCGCCATGCGGAACGCCGACGAGCTCGAGCGGCGCCAGAATCGCCCGGATATGCGGCAGTACGCGGCCGAGAACCCGCTCACCGCCGGCTGGCTGCGCAACAACCTGGAGGCGGTGCCGGCCGTCCAGGACGACCTCGAGGAAATGTCGATCTTCGAGCGCATGATCGGCGACGTCGGGGTCAACTTCGAGAAGAGCCTCAACCGATTCAACTCGCAGCCTCACAAGCTGCGGGCCCTCTTCGGCCAGGCCGACGACTACGACGAGGCGATGATCCGTTACTACCAGGCCGAGGCGGCCGGGCTCGAGCAGGAGGCCAGCCGGTACGGCCTGTCGAACCCCTGGCAGTCCTGGCAGCAGGGGCGCTACGGCGACTTCCTGGCGGCCGTGCCGGGCGCCGTCGTCGAGCAGTCGACGATTCTGGCCGACCAGGTCGTGTCCCGCGCGGCGGGGTTCGGCATCGGATTCGTGGGCGGGGCGGCCGCGGGCGTGGGCACCGGCCCTGGGATGCTCGCGACCGGCCTGGCCGGCGCCGCGGTCGGGCAGAACCTCGGCGGCTTCATCTCGAGCTACAAGATGGAGTCGGCCCTGCTCTACGAGGAGCTCCGCGACCTCGAGGGCATCGACGAGGACCACGCGCGCTACCTGGCCGGGACCGCCGCGATCCCGATCGCGTCGCTCGAGTTCCTGCCGATCACCGCCCTGACCAAGAAGATCCCCGGCGTCGGCCGCACGCTCACGGCCTGGACGACGGACGCGATGGTCGAGGTGCTCAAGAAGCAGTCGTTCCGGTCGGCGACGAAGCACCTGGTCTTCGAGACGGCCGGCCAGGCCGGCGTCGAGGGCGTGACGGAGGTGCTCCAGGAGACGCTGGGCATCCTGGCCGAGATGGCCGGTCACGAGCTCGCGGGCGACAATTGGGAGGAGGCCCTGGTCATGCAGGTCCCGCAGCCGGACGGCTCCGTCGTCGAGCTCGTCGGGATGGATGCGGTGATGGCGCGGCTGATGACGGCCGGCGTCCGCGGCGCGCAGGGCGGCGGCGGCATGTCCGGGATCATCACCGCCGGCGGCGTCGTGTCGGACGTCGCGACGGCCGAGCGGTCGGAGACGCGCTGGGAGCTGGGCGCCCGGCTCACGCGCCTGGCCCAGCGCTCCAATCTGCGCGAGCAGCAGCCCGAGCTCTACCAGGACTACGTGCGCGAGGTCGTCGAGCAGGGCGCCGCGCCCGAGCACGTCTACGTGAACGCCGAGAACCTGCGCGAGCACTTCGAGACGATGCCCGACGAGGAGGCCGAGGCGCTCCTCGAGCAGGTCCCGGCGCTCCTCGAGCAGGACGCCGAGGTGCTCCGCACGGGCGGCGACTTCGTCATCCCGATGGACCAGTACCTCCGCGGCATGGCGCCGAGCTCCATCCTCCAGAATCTCGGCGAGCACATTCGCTTCGCGGCCGAGGACCTGAGCCAGGCCGAGGTGCGGGAGAAGATCGAGAGCGGCGCCTTCGCGCGGGAGTTCTCCAGCATCCTCGAGCGGGTCGACGACGAGGAGGCCGGCGTCCTGGTCGCGGTGCGCGAGCACCAGGAGGAGCAGCTCCGGCGCGTCCACGCGCCGACGCAGGCCGCGGCCCTGGCGGCCTGGCAGGTCGCGCGACTCCAGCGTCGGGTCGAGGCCCTGCGCGAGGACGGGGTCGACATCAGCATCGCCAACCTGATCGCGCAGCAGGGGCTCCCGGTCATCCGGCCGCCGGAGACGAGCGACGAGGCGATGGCGAAGATCGTCGAGAACACGCCGACCCTCGAGCAGCGCCTCGAGCGGCGGTCGATCCTGCGCCAGGTCGACGACCTGCGGAAGAACCGCCGCCGCGCCCTCGAATCCATGCCGGCCAGGCCGGTCCTCTCGGCCCTGCGCGACATCGGCGGCATCGACCCGGACTCGCCCCTGGCCGGCGACCTGGAGAGCCTGGGCGTCGCCCGGCGCGGCCGCGGCTCGTTCCCTGGCATCTACCGCCGGGGCGCCGAGGGCCTGGACCAGCGCGACCTGACGGAGTCGCCGATCACGGAATGGCTGGGCGAGTTCCTCGAGCTCGACGAGTACGGCCGCGGCGACCCCAACGCCATCCTCGGGCTGATCGAGCAGGAGCTCGCCGGCCAGGGTCCGCGGCCGTTCGAGCAGGCCGAGCAGCTCGCCCAGGAGCGCCAGGGGCGCGAGGCCCTGCTCAACGCGATGGAGGCGGCCGGCGTCAAGCTGACCGACGACGACCAGAAGATCGCCGAGGCGCTGGTGCCGGTGGCCGCGCGCCGCGCGGTCGAGCCGGTGCGGCCCGAGGGCCGGCAGTTCTTCCAGGTCAACGAGCGGCGAACGGTCGAGGAGACGGTGGCGTCGGAGGCGTTCCAGCGCTGGCTGGGCGACGCGCGCCTGGTCCTCGAGCCCGAGCTCCACGACTTCCAGCCCGGCGAGGCGGTCGTCGTCCTGGCCTATCACGGGACGACGCACGAGCTCGACACCGTCGAGGCCGGCGTGGGGAACCCCGAGAATTTCCTGGGGCGGGCGTTCTACGCCACGAGCTCCGAGCAGGACGCGCTCGACAACTATGCCGGGATCGGGCCGGACCTGACCGCGCGCATCCAGCAGCGCGTCGACCAGCTCGAGCAGGAGATGATGGACGACCTGGAGGGGTTCGACCTTCCTCCCGACACGCTGCCGGGCTCGAGCGCGATCAGCGCGAAAGCCTACGAGGTCGCGCAGTCCGAGCTCGTCGGCGCCCTGGGCGAGGAGGGCCAGGTCCTCCCGGTCTTCATCAAGCTGGAGAATCCGGCGATCCTCGCGGGCGACCAGCGGGCCGGGCACTTCGTCGAGCTCTACGAGTACGGCGAGGAGGACGCGGACGGCGACGTCGAGATCGACGAGTCGCGCCTTGAGGCAGTCGTCGACTACCTCGAGGGCCTGACCCAGAACGATGGGCTCTGGGACGTCAACGTCGAGAGCATCGTCCAGGGGCTCACCGAGAACGGCGGCGAGATCACGGTCGACGACCTGGTCGACGCCGTGAAGCACGACAATTACGCGACCGACGAGACGGGCCGGCTCTTCGCGAGCGAGATGGCGATGGGCGTCCTCCAGGCCCTCGGCTTCGACGGCGTCATCCAGCTCGACGCCGCCGAGCGGTGGCGGAACATGGCGATCCCGGCGGACGCGGTCCACGTCATCGTGCCCGATCCGGGCGGCGCCGTGAAGAGCACGCAGGCCTCGGTTTTCGACCCCAAGAGCGACCGGATCTTCTTTCAGCCGGTCGGCGAGCTCGAGCCGGTTCCGCTCGAGAAGAAGGGCCCGCTCTACTCGAAGATGCGCCAGGTGCTCGAGGACAAGCTGCCCGCGAAGGGCACGCCCCAGAGCTACCGCTCGACGATTGAGAAGATGGGCAAGACCGGGAAGTACAAGGCCGACGAGCTCGACGTCTCCGGCCTGATCCCCTGGCTGATGGCCCACCCGGCGAAGAAGCTGACGAAGGACGAGGTCTTCGCGTTCCTCGACGCCCAGGGCCCGAGCATCATCCTCGAGCGTAGGGGCGGGCGGAACGCCGACCAGGCCGACCGCAACAACCTGAACGTCGAGGTCGACATCGAGACGTTTGACCGCGACGCCGCCTACGACGATCTGATCGAAGGAGAGCGCGAGTTCGTCCGCGACTACGTCGAGCAGGAGGTCCGGGACCGGCCGGAGGACTTCGGCCTGGAGCCCGACGAGGACGGGAACATCGAGGACTTCGCCATCAACGACGAGGTCCAGAACCAGCTCAACAGCGGCGCCTGGGACGAGATGGTCGAGAGCCAGATGCAGCAGGCGATGGAGGACGCGGAAGCCGACTTCGTCCCGTACATCGAGGGCCAGGAGTGGGGCGAGCTGGGCTACCGCTTCGAGCCCTACAGCGGCCCGCTCGAGTTCGCGATCTACGACGGCGACCGGAATCGGGTCGGCACGTTCGAGGCCCTCTACCCCGAGCCCGACGAGATCGAGGAGCGCTTCATCGAGGCCCTGGTCGAGATCGGCGCGGTCTACGACGAGGACAACGATCCGAGCGGGACCGAGTACGAAAACTGGACCGTCCCCGGCGACCGAGAGGAGTACCAGGAGGTCACGCTCGCGCTGCCCGAGGCGCTGACCTGGAACGTCACCCGGTTTCTCTCCGAACGCGGCCTGGACGTGAAGGACGCCATCGCCTTCGACAAGGTGCTGATCGAGAACGGGGTCGCCCGGCACTTCGGCATCGAGCAAGGCGTCCCGGTCGAGCGGTGGGAGGCGCGCGAGAAGGCGGTCCTCGAGCAGGAGCTCAACGACTACGAGCAGGGCAGCGTCGAGAACCGCAACGCCGTCCTGTTCCGAGCGGTGAAGCGCGCGTCGCCGGCGGACCTGCGGAAGCACCACGAAACCTGGGGCTGGATCGCGGGCCTCCTGCGCCACCCGGACGCCACGATCGGCCCGGTCTATCGCGACCCGCACTTCCACCAGGAGCGGACGATCGGCCACTACCGGCGCGACCTGCGGAAGCCTCCGAGCCGCGTCGAGGACGGCGTCGAGTTCATCCCTCTGGGCCCGATCTTCTTCCTCGAGGAGCTCCAGAGCGATTGGCACAACGACGCGCGGAAGGACTACAAGAAGGCCTACCGCGCGCTCCGCGACGAGGGCTACAGCCGCGAGGAGGCCAAGGCCGCGGCGTCTGGGTACATCGACATGGAGGCCTGGGGCAAGCTCAAGACCCAGGAGCGGCTGATCTACCAGTTGGGCAACGACCGCCAGACGCTCGAGCGCCAGATCGAGGGAATGGAGCCGGGGAGCGACGCGGCGCACACCTACATGAAGGGGGCGATGGAGCTTCGCGAGCGGCTGCGCCGGCTCCGGGCCGGGACGCTCGTCCCGCCGTTCGACGGCGGCGGCCCCGAGCTCAGCGCCGAGGAGTACGGCCAGCGCCGCCAGGCCGCGATCGACCGCGAGACGGCCGAGACGGAGAGCGCGCTGGCGACGCTCGAGAGCGCCTTCGACGAGCAGAGCCTTTCCCCGCGTGCGATGGAGGTCCTCGAGGCCATTCGGAACCTCGACGCCGAGCTCCTGGTCGCGAAGGCGAGGCTGCGAGAGATGCAGCAGGACACCGCGTTCGAGTGGGCGACCAAGGGCGTCCCCAACGCTCCGCTCAAGAACGCCTGGAGGATGCTCGTCTTCAAACACGCGCTCCTCGACGCGATCGAGCAGGGCGCCAAGCGCTTCCAGTGGGCAACCGGCGCGCAGACCGCCGAGCACTACAGCCTGCGCAAGACCGTCGACCGCATCGAGACAGGGCCGACGCCGGCGGCCTCGCAGAGGTTCGCGGGCAAGCTCGACGTCGACATCGTGATGCAGGACAACCGGGGCACCATTGGCCTGATCGTCGAGCCGTCGACCGGCATCGTTCTCCAGGGGGACGATAAGTTCTTCGACGAGGACCTGCGAGACATCATCGGCACCGAGGTCGCCGAGCGCGTCCTCGCGGCTGGCAACCGCGAGCTCGAGAAGAAGCAGCGCGCGATGGACCGGGACATCGTCCCCTACCCCTTCTCGATGGTCGACCAGGGCACGACCGAGGATCGCTCTGCGCAGTTCGCGCTGCGCCGGCGGGACGCGGGCGAAGAGGTCTTCGCGGTGCGCAGCCGTGAGGGCATCTGGGACCGCTACGAGGAGACGACCGACTGGAGCGTGATTCGGGCGTTCACCTCGGAGGCCGAGGCGCAGGCCTACATCGAGGCGTCCGCCGAGCGGGCCGGCCTCGACTCCGTTCAGATCAGCGGCAAGGACCTCGAGCTGGGCGGCGAGTGGGCGGTCCACCTCTACGACAACACGATGCCGCGCGAGATCGGCAAGCTGCTCAAGCCCTGGGGCGTCGAGGTCAAGAAGCTCCCGCTCGAGGTCGGGCATCGGGCGATCCCGCGCTTCGAGCCCAATTCGATCTGGGAAAACGCGACGGCCGACGACGTCGCGGAATCGCTGCAAGGGGTCGACCGCACCGAGGGGGCCGCAGAGTTGAGCATGTGGAACGCGCTCAACTCCGTCGAGCACGCCATGCGGAACCAGGGCCTTTCGTTCCAGCGGGCGATGTCGCTCCACGGCAACGCCCTGGTGTCGAGCACGTTCAGCATGGGGGCTTTCGAGTTCGACCGCGAGATCCGCGTCGAGGACACCTGGGGCTTCGAGATCACCGACGAGCTCGTGCGCGGCGTGCGCGAAGAGGGGATGGAGCTCTTCCAGCCCGAGGACACGAGCGAGGGCCCGACCGGCGCGGTCCCGCCGAAGGGCGAGCGCCGCGGCAGCGTCCGTATCGCGCCCGACCTGAGCCAGAAGGAGATCGTCTGGACCGAGAAGGCGGACCTCTCGACCTTCCTCCACGAGAACGGGCACGTCTGGCTCGAGGAGCTCAAGGCTGACGCCGCCCTGGCCGGCGAGGGCTCTGCCCTGGCGCGCGACCTCCAGGTCCTCCGGCAGTTCTTCGGCCTCGAGGAGGGCCAGGACTTCTCCGACAAGCACCACGAGCGCTTCGCCCGCATGGTCGAACAGTGGATCATGGAGGGGAACGCGCCGAGCCTCGAGCTCGAGCCGCTCTTCATGCGCTTCCAGCGCTGGCTGGTCGACGTCTACCGGACGATCCGCAACAGCTACTTCGGCGGGCCGCAGCTCACCGACGAGGTGCGCGGCATCCTCGACCGCATGGTCGCCAGCGAGGAGGCGATCCAGGAGGCGCGGAACGCGCGCGGCCTGTCCATCGAGCTCTTCGAGGACGCCGGCGAGGCCGGCATGGACCTCCAGGAGTGGAACGACTACCGCGGCGCCCTCGAGCAGGGACGGCTCCACGCGCGGACCTGGATGGTCCGCAAGATGGTCGCCGAGGAGAAGCGGAAGCTGGCGAAGGAGTGGCGCCGGCTGCGCGAGATCGAGGAGAAGCACGTCCTCGAGGAGATCGCCGGCGAGGGCCTCTGGGCCGCGCGCCACTGGCTCCAGCGGAACACGTCGATCGACGGGCGCGAGCTCTTCGAGGAGGCCCAGGAGCACGTCCGCCTGGACCGCGACGACCTGGTCGCGCGCTGGGGGCGGGACATTCTCAAGGAGATCCCGCGCGGGAAGTACGGCGTCTGGCAGAAGGACGGCGCCCCGGTCGACCTGGTCGCGTCCTGGTTCGGGGTCGACGCGGACGAGCTCGTCCGCTTCCTGGCCGACACGAAGGGCACGCCCCTCAAGGACGAGATCGCGCGTCGCACCGATGCCAACATGAAGGACAAGCACGGGACGCTCGAGACGAGCGAGCAGCTCGAGCAGGCGGCGGTCGAGGCGCTCAACCAGGACGCCGCGCTGCGGGCCCTGCTGATTGAGGAGCGCGCCCTGGCGCGCAAGAGCGGCGGCCGCGCGACGGCCGAGAAGCTGCTCCGGCTCCAGGCGAAGCGCACCGTCCAGGACACCCGCATCATGGACCTGCGCCCGGACCGGCTGCGGCGAGCGGCCGAGAAGGCCGCGCGGGACGCGCAGCGGTTCGTCCAGGAGGGCGACGCGAAGAGCGCGCAGCTCGCGAAGCAGCGCCAGGTCTTCTCGCTGATGGTCGAGGTCGAGGCCCGGCGCGGGCGCGAGCGCTCCGAGCGCAACCAGGAGTTCTTCTACCGCATCCAGGACTCGAAGAACGCGACGCGGATCAAGCTCGTGAAGGCGGGCGACCGCTACGTCGACCAGGTCGACAAGCTGATGGAGCGCTTCGGCTTCAAGCGGATCAGCCGCAAGAAGATCGAGCAGCGCCAGAAGCTCCGCGACTTCCTGAGCGACCGCGAGCGGGACGACGAGTCCGTCGCCGCGATCCCCGAGTGGGTGCGCGACGAGGCGATGCAGAAGAATTGGAAGGAGCTCACGGTCAGCGAGCTCGACGGCCTGCGCGACTCCGTCGACAACATCGTGACCCTCGCCCGGCGCAAGGTCGAGCTGATGGTGGGGAGCGAGCACCGCGAGATGGACGCCCTGGCCGAGGAGCTCGCCCAGGTCGCGCGCGACAACGTGGGCGCCCGGCTGGTGACGCCGCCCGGCTCGCAGCGGCGCGGGCTCAAGGGCAAGTGGGATCGCGGCACGGCGGCCCTGATGTCCTACGAGGCCTCGCTGCTCAAGATCGAGCAGGTCATCGACCGCATCGACGGCTTCGTCCCGGACGGCCTGTGGCGCAAGACGATCTGGCAGCCGCTCCGCGACGCGGCGACCGAGCGCCTCGAGATGAGCGAGAAGATCACCGCGCAGTATGAGCGCATGGTCAAGGAGCTCGCCGAGGGCCGCGCCCGCGAGCTCAACGAGGTGAAGCACTACCCCGAGCTCGAGCGGCCGGGCGTCACGGACGGGCGATACTCCAAGTGGTCGCTGATCGTCATCGCGCTCAACCTGGGCAACGAGTCCAACGCGATGAAGCTGACGAAGGGGTACAACTGGAACGAGCAGCAGCTCCTCGCCATCCTCGAGCGCGAGCTCACGGCGAAGGACCTGGCCTTCGTCCAGGAGACGTGGAACCTGGTCAACTCGCTCTGGCCGAAGATCGTCGAGCAGGAGAAGAAGCTGTCCGGCGTCATCCCCGAGGCCGTCGAGGGGCGCGACGTGAAGATCGGCGGCACGACCCTCAAGGGCCGCTACTTCCCCGTCGTCTACGACCTCCAGACCCGCACGACCCAGGGCGACACGCGCGTCCAGGAGTGGGGCGAGGCGGGCGAGCTCTTCGAGACGGAGCAGAACCAGTTTCGTCGGCCGCTCACCGGCCACGGCCACACGGAGCGCCGCACGGGCGCGGCCTTCCCGATCCTGCTCGAGGCCTCGGTCATCGCGTCGCACCTGGACCAGGTCGTCCTGGACCTCACGCACCGCGAGACGCTGATGCGGATCGACAAGATCCTGCGGCGGCCCGACATCAAGCAGGCCCTCAACGAGACGATCGGCGAGGAGGACCGCAAGCAGTTCCGGCCCTGGCTCCAGCGGATCGCGTCCGACCGCTACATCGCGACGAGCTCCTTGCAGGGCATGGACCGGATCTACCGCTTCTTCCGCACGCGGACGACGGCCCTCGGCCTGGGCCTGCGCGCGACGACGCTGGCGATGCAGGTCGGCGGCCACTCGAACGGCATCCAGCTCCTCCGCGACCGCCTGGGGCGGAAGAACTACCTCCGGCACTACATGGGCGCGGTGGGCCAGACCGGCATGGCGTTCTCGCCTGGCCGTCTGCTCGCGCTCCAGAACGAGGTGTTCGAGCTCTCCGGCTTCATGCGGGACCGGGTCGCCAATCTCGACCGCGACATGCGGCAGATTCAGCGGGAGGCCGAACGCAGCGGTGCGCTGCCGGGCGAGAAGATGACCGACTTCCCGGCCAGGGCGCGCTCCTGGGCGCTGGGCCTGATTGGCCGGATGCAGATGAACACGGTCGACCTGCCGATCTGGCTGGCCGCCTACAACGGCGCGCTCGAGGACCTGGGCCTGGACGGCGACGCGGCCGTCTCGTTCGCCGACCAGATGGTGAGTCAGAGCCAGGGCTCCGGCGCGGCGATGGACCTGTCGGCGGTGCAGGCCGGCGCCGAGGCCTACAAGCTGGCCACGATGTTCTTCTCGTACCAGAACACGGTCTACCAGCAGCTCCGCAACTCCTTCCTGCGCGCTCGAGACAAGGGCGAGTATTGGAACGCGGCGGGCACGGCCGTCTTCTGGCTGATGGCCCCGGCCGTCTTCTCCCAGCTCGTGCGCTCCGTCCTCTCGCAGCACGGCGAGCTCCCCGAGGAGCCCGAGGACTGGCCGTGGTGGTTGGCCGGCGCCACGCTGAACGAGGCCCTCGGTACAATCCCGGTCGTGCGGGAGGTGTCTCCGCTGGTGGGCCAGGCCTTCGGCTACGGCAAATACTTCCCCTCGAGGACCGCCTCGCAGCGGTTCGCCGAGGACTTCCAGCGCGCGGCGCACTTCAACGATGACGACTGGTTCCTCGAGCTCGCCGCGTTCGTGACGGGCTGGGTCGGGGGCCTCCCGACCGCGGGACCGATCGACGCCTACGAGCTCCTCGAGGAGGGCAAGAAATGACGATCAGCGCAGCGAGCTCGAACCGCGTCCGCCTGGCGGGCACCGGCAGCGAGCTCAACTTCAACTTCGACTTCCGCATCCTGAAAGCCGAGGACCTCCTGGTCGTCGTCCAGGACGCGGCCGGCGTGGACACGACCAAGACCTTGACGACCGACTACACGGTCAGCGGGGTCGACGACGAGAACGGCGGGACGGTCACGTTCCTGGTGCCGCCGGCTGCGACCGAGTTCGTGTCGATCATCCTGGACCCGGACGTCGAGCAGCCCACGAGCCTGTCCAACAAGGGCCAGCTCCCCTCGAGGTCGATCGAGAAGGGGCTCGACCGCAACGTCAACATCATCAAGCGAGCTCGCGACCTGATCGAGCGGGCGCTCACGCTGGGCGAGGGCGACGCGGACGGATCGGGCGCCTACGAGGCCAACGGCAACCGCATCGAGAACCTGGGCGCGGCGATCAACGACGCCGACGCGATGACGAAGGCCGCCGTCCAGGCGCTCGTTGCGGCTGCGGTGCTCTCGCCCTCGACCGTGGTGTCGGCCTTCGGCGCCACGCTGATCGACGACGCGACGGCGGACGACGCGCTCGTCACCCTGGGCGGCGGGACGAAGGGCATCGCGCTCTTCAAGGACACGACCAACGCGGCCGTCTTCACGGAGCTCGGGATCACGTCCTCGGCGATCCAGCTCTTCCTGGCGTCCGTCAATGCGGCGGCCGGCCGGCAGAACCTCGGAATCCCCGGCGTCATCCCGAACCCGAATTGGCTCGACAACTCCGACATGCAGGTCTGGCAGCTCGGCACGACCTTCAACAACTCGACTCCGTTCACGAACGCGAACGGCGATGCGGAGTGGACGGCCGACCGCTGGCGGCTGCTGACGAACGGGGTCGACGTGGTCGACGTCGCGAAGAGCGCCGTCAACGACGTGCCGGTCGGCGCGAAGAGCGGCCTGGTGGTGACGCAGCAGATCGCCGACACGAAATGGGGCCTGGTCCAGGTCCTCGACCAGGCGAAGAGCGAGGCCCTGGCCGACCAGGCCTGCTCGCTGTCGATGCGCATCAAGGCGCCGAACGACCTCAAGCAGTTCAAGCTCCTGGTGGCCGAGTGGACCGGCACGGCCGACGCGCCGACCGCCGACCCTGTCTCGGCCTGGAACGGCGCGCAGGTCCGGCCGACCCTGGTCGCGAATTGGGCCTACGTGTCGGGCGCGGAGCTCGACATCACGGTCGCCGGGTCGGATTGGGAGACGTTCGAGCTCGAGAATTTCACGATGGGGAGCTCGCCGAACAACCTGGCCGTCATCCTCGTGACCAACGCCGCCAGCTTCGGCGTCTCCGCGGCCGTCCACGTCTCGGGGGTCAAGCTCGAGCTCGGCGCCGTCTCGACGCCCTACGAGTCCAAGAGCTTCGCGACCGAGTGGGCCGAGGCCCGGCGCTTCTTCTGGAAGACGTTTGACGAGCAGGTCTTCCCGGAGCAGAACAGCGGGGACGAGGTGGGCGCGATCGTCGCGCACATCCTCAACAACGCGAGCACCAACGAGCTCGAGGCCTACGTGCGCTTCGAGGTGCCGATGCTCAAGGCGCCCACGCTCACGACCTTCAACCCGCACGCCGCCAACGCGAATTGGCGGAACGACGGGAACACGGGCGACCTGGCCCTGGGCAACAGTCGCTCCGACCGCGTGGCCTTCTATCTGGGGTCGGCGGACGCCGGCGGCCTGGACGACTTCTACCTGATTCACGCGAGCGCTGACGCTCGCATCTAGGAGGACAGGACGATGCGACTCTGGATTGCTCTGCTGGCGGTGCTGCTGTTGGCGGCGCCGGCCTGGTCGGCTCCGACGCGCGGGGGCGGGCCGCTTCAATACTCCGCGCGTGAGCACACGGTCGACTTCGACGACTCGACGGTCGACTCGCCGTCGATCCCGGTCGGCGGGACGTGCTCCGCGACCTTCATCCTGGGCAGCGGGGGCGGGACGGTCAGCCTCTACCAGGTCCCGTCGACGACGACGGCCGCGTCCAGCGGCACGCTCGTCACGACGTTCTCGGCGACGACGACGGTGCCGCACCGCTTCACGCCGGGGAACGGCTGGGTCAAGGCCGTGGCGGCCTCGGACTCCGATGGCAGCAAGCTCACGGTGACGTGCTCCTACGTGGACCTGGCCGCGGACGACCTGGTCGACGAGAACGGGGACGGGATCTTCGAGCTCGTGAAGCTGCCCAGGGACTACGATGGGGACGGCACGGCCTGGCGGACCTGCGACTGCTCGAGCATCGACAACCCGACCGAGGGGTACAACGCGGACTGGCTCTGCGGGGAGTTCGCGACGAGCGAGACGGACTTCTCGCAGGCCGACTGGTCGGCCGGTGACGCCACCGACAACCCGGAGGGCTGCTGGCATCACGGCCAGCGGATCTGGGACGACATCGGCGACGACACTGTGGCCATCGAGTACGGCTTCGGCCCTGGGACGCGCGTCGAGTTCGAGCCCGGCAGCTACCACATGCAGGGCACGCTCGTCACGGACTCGACGCTCTGCTGGAACAGCACCACCGAGGCCTTCGACACGACCTGCCCGACCGACCAGGGCGGGCCGTTCTACGAGCCGACCTTCCGGCACTCCAACATGCACATCGTCGGGGCGGGGGTCGACGCGGACGGGATCGGCAACGGCGACCTGCGGACGGAGGGCACGCACTTCTTCTCGACGAACGGGCTCCAGGACACCTGGAGCGCGACGCCTGGCCGCGGGAGCACGATCTCGAACGGCCAGATGCGCCTCGGCGACAAGCGCCCGCTGGGGTCGGCCAACCGGATCAACGTGCTCCTGGGCAGCCGCAAGGGGCGCTGCGACGACGGCGACGCGGCTGCCTCGGCCGATGGGACGTGCGACCAGATTGGCGGGTCGACCCTGTCGATCAACATCGACAACCCGGACGAGCTCTGCCTGGACGAGGCGAGCAACAACTACGTGTCGACCGTGATGGAGCCGGGCCAGCAATGGTCGCTTTCGCAGCAGAATATGGGCTCGGGGATCGGCCGCGTCGTCGTGACGGTGGAGTCGATCGGCGGCGTCTGCGGGACGGGCGGCCTCCTGGTCACGTTCGGCCCGACGCCCTACGTCCAGGACCAGTACGCGCCGCATCACGGCATCTCGTTCCCCTTCGAGGTCTGGGGCTCCCAGGACGCCACGGGAACCAACGAGCCCACCGGCTACCTGAACGGGCCGGTCGAGGCCGACCGCTGGCCGGAGGGCATCCAGCTCGAGGGCGTCTGGTTCAGCCACTACGGCTTCCCCGGCGCGGCCGGCTGCGAGCTCGGCACCGAGGCCGAGTGCGACCAGGGCTCGCTGATGACGATCGGCGTCGGGTTCAACACCGACGTCCACCATATCGGCATCCTCAACTCCGGGACCGCGTTCGGCTCGGGCGGCGCGATCAACACGGAGCCCTACTCCTTCCGCGCCCGCGTTCGGGACAGCCTCTTCCGGTATAACCGCGGCGCGAGCCTGATCGACATTTCCAACTACATGCTCTTCGAGCGGAACGTGGTCCTCGATAACGTGGCGCGCGAGGACAACGGCGGGAGCGCGTCGCAGACCTTCATCATTCGGAACCAGGGCTTCTTCTACGAGATCCGCGGCAACCACTTCGATCGGAACCAGACGCCGACCGATTGGGCGAGTTCGGTCGTCGAGATGATCGGCGACGGAGGGGTCTTCGAGGACAACTACTGCGGCCAGAGCTCGTCGACCTGCCTCTCGGTCGCGCAGGGCACGACCAACGTCAACATTCGCAACAACGTCTTCGACGTCGGCGAGTTCATCGACGACGGGACGGAGCGAACCGCCGGGTTCGCGATCTACATCGGCCGCGAGCAGACCCGGACGACGGACGGGATCAACATCGAAAACAACAACTTCCTGCGGCCGGCTAAGTTCACCGCCGCCGGCGAGGCGGCGCCCTCCCACGGCGGGCATATCGCCATCGGCAACGGAAACGAGATTTACCTGGGTGGCATCGGCGAGCTCGGGATCAACGTCCGCAACAACTTCTTCCAGAACGCCTCCGACGAGTCCTACGTGCTGCTGGTTCGCGGCCTCAACGATCCCGAAAACTCGCGCATCCTCTTCGACGGCAACCGCCTCACGCAGGGCCATATCGCGGCGTCGCTCGCCTGGCCGGCGGCCACGGGGCAATTCGACCTGGACACCGCCGGCGGCGGCGGGACCGTGGACGACGGAATCGGGCTCATTACCTGCGGCACCAACTGGATCGGGACCGCGGCCTACACCTCGTTCGCCTGGAGCGCCTCGCGCGACTGGCCGACCGAGTGTCTGGCGCAGCCCACGGAGTCGCCTTTCGGCTGGGGGTTCGGCCTGTCGACGGACGCGCCTGACTGCGCGGCCGGGACGACGAAGCCGGGCACGATTTACACGGTCATCAACGACGGATCGGCGGGCGCCTGCACGTCGACGGGCGGCGTCCTGAACGGCTCGGGCTCGGCGACGACGACGTGCGTCTGTCAGGGCGCCGGGACCTGGGCTGAGTTGTAGCGGAGGGTGAGATGCTGGACTGGAGCGCGGTTCTCGAGGTCGTCCTATTCGTGGCGGCCGTCGTCTCGATCTTCGTCCAGGTCCGCGTCCAGGGGCGCACGAACGCGGAGGCCATCGCCGCGCTCAAGGCCACGATGGAGCGCCAGCACACGGAGCTCAAGCAGGAGAGCGAGCGCTCGACGGCAGAGCTCCACGCGCGGATCGACACGCTCTTCTCAAAGTGGACGGCGGTGAGCGTCGACGAGGCTTCGACGAAGGCCGCCGTCGACGGCCTGGTCCCGAGGGTCGAGCGCGTGGAGAAGCACGTCGATACGATCTTCGAGCAGGCCGCAGCGAACGGCCGGGGGTGACTCGACGGCTGGCACGGTGGCGATTCTTCGCGAGGAGGGGCAAGTATGACCGGACCCGGCGGACCCGAGAGAACGGGGATGGATATCCATATTTCATCGGCCCTCTTCCAGGCCTTCCTGATGAAGGCTGGCCCGTTACTCCTGGCGGGGGCATTGGGCCTGATGTCGGGTGGCGGCGCGTCGACCTGGTGGGACGTGTCGGGCGCGCGGGCCTACAAGGAGGCGAAGGCCGAGGAGCTCGCGGCCGTCACGGATCTCGAGCGCGAGGTCGCGGAGTGCCGGGCCCAGAAGGCGCAGGTCCTCGACCTGCTGGACGGCGCGACGCTGCGCGCGGACATCGTTCCGTGAGCACGCTGCGCCTGGTCCTCACCCGCGAGCCGCCCGACCAGGAGCGGACCTTCGGCGTCCTCGAGCGCGGCCGGGACCGCATCTGCTGGACGATGGAGCCCGGCCTGGTCGACCGGGACTTCCCGCGCGTACCGGCCGGCTTCTACCACCTGGTCCCGCACTCGAGCGCGAAGTACGGGGACGTCGTCGCCCTGGTCGGCGACCAGGTCGCGCACTACCTCGAGGAGGGGATCGACCGCTATGCGATCCTGATCCACGCGGGCAACCGCGACGACCACACCAAGGGGTGTATCCTCGTGGGACTGAATCGCGGCGAGCTCAACGGCGAGCCCGCTGTGCTCTCGAGCAAGACGGCCCTGGCCAAGGTGCTCGAGCTCATTCGGGAGGCCGACGAGGCCTACCTCACAATCCGATAGGGGGACTGCATGGGAGCGATCAACCGGGCCGCAGCGGGCAAGGGCCGCGTGGCCGTCGAGAACATGGGGGGCGGCGCCGCTGGCGCGATGCTGCTCGTGTCGTTCATCCCGGAAGGCTGGATGAACGCCTACCAGATGGCCCTGGCCGGCGTGGTCGCGACGTCCGTCGTCGCCACGGTCGCGAGTGTGCTGCGGGACAAGGGCATCCCCGGCTTCTCGAACGGGTCCGACTCGTGAGGGCGGCGATCCTGGTCCTGGTCCTGGCGCTTGCGGGGTGCCAGTCGACGATGGGGACGATCGAGCCGCAGGAGTTCACGAGCGTCGCCGGCGAGACGATCATCGCCTGCAAGGTCGAGGGCTGGACGATCGCGGTCGGTGACGGCGGCGTCTGCCGGGTCGACGACTCCGGGATGCTGTCGACGACCGAGGGCGGCCGCGTGTCGGAGACGTTCCGCGACCTGACGATCGGCGTCGTCGAGACGGCCGGCCGAATCTTCGCGGGGATCTTCGGCGGCATCGGCGGGTTCTTCTCCGGCGCGGCCGGAGCGGTGCCGACCGAATAGTGCCGGGCATCGACGACCTCCTCGAGGCCTGCCGCGACGGGCTCCAGGCGGCGGCGCCGGCGCGGCCGATCCTCGGCGAGTACGACCTGGTCATCGAGCTCCCGTCCGACGTGCAGGCGGGGGATCGCCTCGAGCTCCGCGTCGAGCCGGGGATCTACGACCGCGTCGGTGGCGGCCTGTGCGGCGCGCTCAGCGGTCGGATGGTCCGCGACGGGGAGTCGTCGGATTGGGCCGAGCTCCTGTCGCCTGGCCCCTGCTACCCGCTGCCGGAGCCCGGCCTGGGGATCGCCCTTCTGGTGGGGGCGATCGCCCTGGTCTGGGCCGGTCAGAAGGCGTCGCGCTCCAAGGCGTCGGCCATCGCGGCCAGGCGGCAGGTGCAGGGGCGATCCTCTTCGAGGGTGTCCCCGTACCGGGAGTAGACCTTCCGCACGGGGCCGTGCGTGACCTTCCGGCAATGGGCCTCGTGGCCCTCGAGGAGCAGGTGCGCCCGCTCCGCGAGGGCCTGCTGGATGCGCTCGTCCCCGAAGTCAGGCTCGATCCCCTCGTCGAAGAAGATCAACTGGCCCGGCTCAAGGCGCTCCTCGAGCATCCGGCGGACGTTGGCCTGGTACTGCTGGACGAAGAGCTCCGCGGCCGTCCGGCGCTGGATGCGCTCGAGTTCGCCCTGGTGCGCCAGCCAGGCATGGAGCCACCAGAGGAGCAGGCCGGCGCCGGCCAGGGCGCCGAGCTCGATCACGACCCGACCCCCGGCTGGGTCTTCTGCGTGCGGGCCTCGACCAGGAGCTCGAGCTCGTCGATGCGCTGGGTCTGGAGGTTGGCCCGCTCCTCGAGCTGCTCGATCCGGCGCTGCTGCGCCTGGACGTGCGCGCCGAGCTCCTTCACGAGGACGTGGTAGTCGGCGACGGCCTTCTGGATCTTGGCGAGCTGCATGATCGCACGCTTGCCCATCGTGACGGCCTGCTCTCCAGGGCCGGGTCCGGTTGCGGCATCCATCAGAGCACCCCCATCCAGACGTCCTGGGCGACCGAGCCGAGCGCGATCCCGAGGAAGGAGAAGGCCAGGTCGAGGCGCAGGTCCTCGACCCGGTCCATCGGAGTGACGTCGACGTACTCCGCGGTCGGGTGCGCGTGCGCGCCCAGCGTCGTCCAGCTTCCGCCCGGCTCCGAGGAGCGCCAGGTGCGGAAAAGCCGCAGAGGATTCCCTGGCGGCCACTGTCCGATGGTCACGGGGCCGACCTTCCAGCGGAGCGAGGTGAGCTCGTAGACGGCGAGGGCGCCGAGGCCGAGCGCGGGGTGCGCGGCGGCGAAGAGGCCGAACACGACGACGTGCGCGACCTGGTCGCCGGCCTGGCGCAGGGTGGGGGTCATCATCTGTAGTTTCTCCGTTCGAGCTCCTGCTGGACCTTCCACGCCCAGTAGTCGCGATGGTCGGGGGATTGGGACCAGTCGATCGTCGTCTGGCCGTGTCGCCCGTTGCGCGGCGGCCTGGGGGCCGCCAGGGGTTCCGCGGCCGGCAGGTTCCGCCAGCGCTTGAGCGCCCGGCAGGGCGGCTGCCAGCCGCTTCGTATCGTCGCCTCGTACTCGCCCGCGCCCCGGCAGTTGTCGGCGAAGCGGCGCGTGCGGCCAGGGCCGACCAGGATCGTCGGCTTCCAGGGGCGCTTGCGCGGCGTCCGGCCGGCCTGGTCGATCGGCGCGTAGTACGCGCACCGCTTCTCGCTGGCCGGGAGGAAGGGCGAGGTCGGCGGGTCCGAGGCCGGAGCCGGGACGAAGGCGACGCCCTCGTCCTCGAGCTCCGTCTCGTCTTCGACGAAGGGCAGGTCCCACTCGTCTTCGCCCGCGGCCTCGCGCCGGAGGCGCTCCGTCTCGCGCGCGTGCCACTCGTCGGGCGGGTACACGTAGGACGGCGGGTTGAGGAAGAGCCGCTCCGCTTCGGCCTGGGCCTCCTCGCGGGTCGCGAACGCGCGGGCCGTCGCCTCCTTCCGCGTGAAGATCGACCCGGTCCAGGGCTTCTCCTGGTCGTCTTCCCAGCCGGCCGGCGTGATGGAGTGGCCCGTCTCCAGGCCCTTGTAGAACAGGGTCCAGAGCGCGTACCGGCCGCCCAGGTGCTTCTTGCGCCACTCCAGGTCCGGGGTCGGTGCGGGGGCGAAGAGGTCGATCTGGTCAGTCATGGGGCACCTCGTCGCCGAAGGCCGCTTCGATCTCCTCGTCGGTCATGTGGCCCTCGCCCGTGTGCGTCGGCACGTCGTCGGGGAAGATCGGCTCCTGGCTCTCCTCCTCCGGCGCGGGGGCTGCGGGGGCCTCCGGCTGCCAGGCGTCGACGAAGTCACAGAAGCCCTCGTAGATCCCCTTCGGCATGTGCTTGACGCTGGAGTCCTGGGGGTATCCGACCGCGCTCTTCGCCTGGGCGGCCACCGTCTCCATGAGCTCGCTGTCGCCCTGGGCGGCCTTGCGGACCTTGGCCATCAGGCGACCGAGCTGCTTCTCCGTGATGGGCGAGGCCGGATCGCGGGGCTGGCGCTGCTGCTGGCCACGCGGCCCGCTGGGCGCTCCCTGCGGCGCTCCAGCGCCCCGTCCGTCGTCGTCCGACTCGTCGTCGACTACCGCGAAGGGGTACGTGTAGCGACGCACGTAGCTGATCGTGGAGCCGATCTGCTGGAGCGCGTTGCCGGAGCCCTGGATGGGCAGGACGAGCTCGCTCTCGACCTGGCCGCCGGACTCGTGGAGGAGGATCGTCCGGCAGCCGGCGTGGACCTGGTTGTCGACGATGCGCTGGATGGGCGGCTGGACGACGCCCAGGCCGTGCTTCGCCATCACGGGCTGAATGGCCCGCACCATCGACGCGAGCGTCGCGTACTTGTAGGAGCGGTTGCCGAGGTCGCCGGTGGCGTCCCGCTCTACGACGGGGACCTCCGCGGCGCAGGCCGCGATGGCCTTCTGGATCGAGTCGTGCTTCGTGGTCATGGGTTCTTCTCCTGTCGAGGGAATCAGGCCGTGGCCTGGAGTGCCTGGGCGACGTCCGCCCAGAAGTCAGCGCCCCAGATGGGGCTCCAGTGAGTGTCCTGCTCGCGAGCGAGCTCGACGAAGTACGCGCCCCGGACCTGGCCCATCGAGCGGGCGTACCGCGCGACGTCCTGGACGATGCGCGAGCGCGGCGGGACCTCCTCCGTGTAGGTGGGGTGCCACCACTGGTCGCGCTGGTCGATCAGCGTCCGCACGCCGGCCTTCTTCGCCCACGAGGGGATTCGGGTCACGTCCTTGAGTTCGCGCTGCTTTCGGGCCATTGGGCGTCTCCTTCGGGGGTTGCTGTTCTCTCCGTCAGCAGGTATATACCTGCGCATCCCATACGGCGCAACCCTGCGCCAGGAGAATAGTGATGATCCAGATTCAGAAGATGCGCCTCGAGCGAGGCCTCACGCAGAAGGCGCTGGCCACGAAGGCCGGCGTCGCCCTCAACACGGTCATGCGCATGGAGAACGGGCAGAGCCCCGGCTCGAAGATGACCCGCGCTCGCGTCGCCCTGGCGCTGGGCCTCGACATCGAGGACGCCGACGTCCTGATCCAGCCGGTGAAGGGCGCCGGCGACCTCGAGGTGCAGGCGTGAGCTCTGAGTACGGCGACAAGTACGAGCGCGCGGCGTTCTTCCGGGCCTTCCTGGACGAGCACCCGGAGTTCTACCGGCGGTTCGAGCGCGAGGCCCTGCGCATCCACGCGAGGGGCTTCAAGCACTATTCGGCCTACACGATCGTCCACGTCATGCGGCACGAGACGGCGCTCCAGATGGGGCCGGATCACGTCTGGAAGATCAACAACAACCTGGTCCCGACGCTGGTCCGCGACTTCCTCGACGACCACCCGGAGCTCGAGGGCTTCCTGGAGACGCGCGAGGCGGTCGTCGTCCCGAGGGCCGGCCAGCCGAGGCTGCTCTGATGCCGCGGAAGAAGGGGCCGGCGCACTTCAAGGTCCTCGTGAACCTGGCGAATCACCCCAAGACGGCCGAGCTCGCGGGCGATAACGACCTGCTCGCGACCTGGACGCGCCTGGGGCTGCTCGCCGTCGACCGCTGGGCCCAGGATTCGGACGACTCGTTCCTCGTCCACGACCGCGAGCTCTGCTCGATCACGGGCAAGGGTCGGGCCGATGTCGCGCGGAGGTCGCTCCGACGTCTCGCGGACGTCAGCCCGATCAAAGCCGAACCTGAGGGCGATTTATGGCGGATCACGTTCCCCAACTTCGCGAAAAGACAGCGTTTCCGTGGGGCAAACGTACCCCTAAAGGAGCCTTCCTCTTCCTCTCCCTCTACCGCTACCTCTGAGAGAGAGAATCTCTCTCTCCCTGGGTGTTCCACGGGGAACCCGGAGGGGGTCATTCCGAAGCCCTCGGGACAGTGGCCGGACGAGGTCTTCGACGCCTGCCGCGAGTGGGTCATCGGCAACGGCTGGGCGGCCCCGACGCTGAACGCCGGCATCCAGAAGTTCGAGGCGTGGATTCCCCTACAGCATCCCCGCCGCACGCCCGAGGCGTGGGTCGCGGCCTTCCAGCGGATCGTCGAGGACTCGATCAGCGAGGGCAAGATCGACGTGCCGAAGGCGGCCGTCGTCGAGGAGCTCTGCCAATGCCCAGGCGAGCCCTCGGAGTTCGAGAACAGGGCGAATCGCTGCACGACCTGCTCCAGGTCGCTGCGGCCGAGGAGAACACGATGAGCCGATCCGCATGGGTCGACGAGCTCCGGCGACGGCCGCCGGGGACCGCGAAGATCACGGTCGACCAGGTCAAGCAGATCAAGCGCGACCTGGCCTACGGCCACGCCGACCGGATCGTCGCGAAGCGCAACCAGGTCAGCCTGAGCACCGTGCAGCGCATCCGACGCGGCGACGCCTGGGCGACCGTCCAGATCGAGGTGCAGGCATGAGCGACGACACGATCTACGGCCAGAAGCGCGCGGCGAAGCCCGTCCCGCGCATCCGGCCCCACCAGCCCGCGGTCGAGACGGCCTGCGACGCCTGGCCGCCGCACGCCTGGGTGGAGTTCACCCGGCGCCTGGCGCAAGACCCGGAGTTCAAGGCCCTCGTGGTCGAGGCCCAGGACCGCCGGCTCGAGCGCTACCACGCGATCCTCGACGACCTGGTCGAGCAGCACGTCCCGCTGGCCCGCGGCCAGTACCGCGAGCTCTCGGCCATCGCCCACCGCCGCGCCCTCGCCGAGATCCCGCGGCCGAACCCCCTGGAGGATTGACCGATGGCCTACCTGCGATGGAACGGAAGCGACTGGTACGTCTTCGCGCACGCGAGCGAGGGCGGCCTGGCCGTCTGGACCCGCTTCGGCCCGCGCCCCGACCTGGGCGACGCGGCCGAGGACCGCGGCCGCACGCCGGTCTACCAGCTCAACGAGGTCGAGGACTTCGTCACCGGGAAGCGCCCGATGGGCCAGATCCCCGGCTGGCTCCAGACGAGCCTCGGCGAGCGCGAGCGCCTGCTCCTGGCGATGCACGAGTACCTGGTCGAGGAGCGCCAGCCCGAGGTCCTCGAGGAGAACCTGCTGCGGCGCATCCTGCACCGCGAGCAGACGGGGCCGGACCTCGAGGCGGTCTGGCAGGCCGTCACGAACGCGATCGACGACCTGGCGCCCGACCAGGCCCGCGAGGCCGTGGCCAGGCGCGGCCCCGACCCCGACCGCTGCGAGGCGCACAAGGAGGGCGTCCTCTGCGGCCGTGCGAAGGGCCACAAGGGCTCGCACTCGTACTGCCGGGCGCCGGAGAGCGGGGTCCTGACCGGGCACCGCTGCAAGGTCCTGACGCTCGAGGGCGGCCGCTGCGGGCTCAAGGAGGGCCACGGCTCCAAACACCTGAACGAGGCGACGATGCGCAAGCTGGCCGGCCGCTACGCCGAGCTGCGGAGGAATGAGCGATGAAGGCCGTCACCGTCAAGGCCGCCCAGGGCTGGCACGCGATCGACCTGGTCCCGGTCTACGTCTGGCTGATCGAGGGCCGCTGCGGGGGATTCTGCACGGCCTGGGTCATCGAGGCGAAACGCCCCGAGATGCTGTGGCCGCTGATGCACGAGGTCGCCACGGCCTTCTGGGAGGAGGCGCGATGACCCGGCTTCGAGCGCTGCCGCAGACGAAGGGGGCCGGCATCGACTACGAGCTCGACGCCCAGGAGCCGATGCTCACGGAATGGCCCGAGGCCGACCAGGGCGAGTTCTTCATCGAGGCCAAGGTCGTCGACGGGGTGCAGCTCGCGCAGTTCCCCTGCGCCGGCTGCGGCGAGCACATCATGTACGTGGGGTCGGACGCGGGGGCCGCGATCAGCCGCGCGTGGAACGCCTCCAGGCGGGCCAGTGGCGGCTGGGTCGCCCTGGCCTGCTCGAGGTGCCGCAAGCAGATCGCGGAGGGCATGGGCGAATGAGCAAGCGGAAGGGCCCGAAACACCACAGGACCTACCGGGGCAACAAGATACGCCTGGTCCTGCGCGACGGCTCCGAGATAGAGGGCCGCTTCAAGGAGTCGACGCGCCGGTGGGTGCGTCTGATGGACGGCCGCCAGGTCGAGATGCGGAAGTTAGACCGCTTCCTGGTCCTCCGGTGGGATCGCGGCCGGTGAGGTAGGTTCCCCAGCAGGGGGACCGAATGGCCAGGCGCACTGCAGCCGGGCTCACGGAGAAGCAGGAGCGCTTCTGCCGCGAGTACCTGATCGACCTCAACGCCACGCAGGCCGCGATCCGCGCGGGCTACAGCGCCCGAAGTGCGTCCCACCAGGGCTCGACCCTCCTAGGGAATCCAAAGGTCCAGGGCCGGCTCCACGAGCTCAAGGACGAGCGGAACGAGCGCCTCGAGTGGGACGCCGATCGCGTCCTGCGCGAGCTGATCGACCTGGCCGAGTTCGACCTGGTCGACTGCTTCACGACCGAGGGCGGCCTGCGCCCGATCCACGAGATCCCGGCCCTGGCGCGCAAGAGCATCACCGCCATCGAGAGCGTCGAGCTCTTCGAGATGAACCGCGGCAACCGCGAGCAGGTCGGCGAGACGAAGAAGCTCAAGCTGAACGACCGCCGGGCCACGCTACAACTGATCGGCCAGCACATCGGCATCCAGGCCTGGAAGCACCAGGTCGGGACCGACGAGCCGCTGGTCGTCTGGCACAACTACGCCGGCGAGGCCGGCACGGGGGGACTGAGCGATGCCGATTCCGATGACACCTGACGAGCGAGCCGAGAAGGCCGCCCGGCTCAAGGGCCGCGGCTGGGCCGCGCCGAAGATTGCCGAGCACCTGGGCGTGAGCCTGACGACGATCAAGCGCGACCTCAAGAAGGTCGGGCCGGTCGACCCGCAGCTCCCGGATGGGCTGCCCGAGGCCGGCCGCGCCGAGCCGACCATCTCGAAGGCGAAGCCCACTTTCGACCCGAGCCGCCAGGGCGACCCCAACGCGGCGCTCGCCGCTCGAGGTGTCGCGCCCGAGATGCCGCCGGTCGACGTCGGCCTGGGCGTGGACGAGCTCGCCGTCCCGGCCGACGCGCCGGAGGTCACGATCGACACCGGCCTGGTCGACACGGCCGTCGCCGGGGCTGCCGCCCTGGGCGTGACCGACGAGGCCGCCCCGATCCCGATCGCCGAGGCTGGCGACGTCCACGAGCTCGAGGTCGAGACGCCGGACCCCGGTGACTTCGCCGGCCGCCAGGCCAGGGTCGTCTACCTCACGACGCCCGAGCTCGTGCGCCTGGTCCGCGACGCCTGGGAGTCGGCCTGGTACGTGCGGTACGACGCGACGGCCGAGGAGCGGGGCACGATCCCGTTCGCCGGATTCCTCGGCCCGTTCCGCTCGAAGGAGCAGGCCGCGAACCGCGCCAAGCGCCTCGGCTTCGAGGTGGCCGACGACGCGCCGCCGAAGGCGAAGCTCGAGCTTAACGTCGAGGAGGACGTCGCCGTCGTTCAGCGCGAGATCGAGGCCCTCGAGAAGCGGTACGAGCTCACGGCCGACGACCAGGTCCTCCTCGAGCTCCTCGACCACCTGGTCCGGTCGGCGCCGATCCCGAAGGAGATCCGGCCGCTGCTCCAGCGTGTCCACGAGCAGATCGGCGTCCTGGTCCGCGACCAGATGCGACGCGACGGCCTGCATCGCGCCGAGGACCTGACGCAGTACGCCGAGCTCTACGCCCGGCGAGCGCTCCTCGAGATCCGCGTGAGGGAGAGCTCGTGACGATCGAGAAGGCGACCGGGGTGCGGAACCCGGAGGCGACATGCGCGACCTGCCCGTACCTGGCCGAGCGCGTGGCTCCGGTCGAGCCGGAAATGGACGGCTGGTGTCGCATCGAGGACCCGTCGCGCTGGCGGCAGGTCGCGGGGGACTGGTGGTGCGGCCGGCATCCGAGGATTCACCCGTTGATGGTCATCGACGCCAAGCGCCTCCAGCCGGGCCGCATCGCCGACATTGTCGTCGAGGACTGAGTGCCGGCCGCGGCCGCCAGGCCTGAGATCCACGTCGAGGTCGGCGATCCGCGGTCGCCGGTCCTGAACGGCTACGTCGAGGCGCTCAACCGCGTCGACATCATTCGCGGCCCGCTGGGCTCCGGCAAGACGACGGGGACCATCGTCGGGAAGCTGATGCGCGCTATGATGCTCCAGGCCCCGGACCCGGACGGCATCCGGTGGACGCGGATCGTCGCCGTTCGGAACACCTACACCGACCTGGCCAACACGACGATCAAGGACTTCCGCGCCGGCTTCGTCGGGATGCATACCTACAAGCAGGGCAACATCGAGCCGCCGACCGCGACCGTGCGCTTCGCGATGCCGGACGGGACGCGCGTCCGCTCCGAGGTCGTCTTCCTGGCGCTCGACCGGGCCGAGCACGTCACGAAGCTGCGCGGCGTCCAATGCACCTGGTTCTGGCTCAACGAGCTCAAGGAGCTCGTGAAGCCGGTGGTCGATATGTGCGACCTGCGCCACGGCCGCTACCCGAGCCTGGCCTTCCAGCGCGTCGCCTGCACGCACCGCGGGATGTTCGGCGACAGCAACTCGTGGGACGACCAGCATTGGCTCTACGAGCTCTCGCAGAATCCGCCGCCCGGCTGGCGGTTCTGGCACCAGCCCGGCGGCGTGCGCCGCGCGATGAACCCGGACGGCACGAAGAAGGTCGACCAGTACGGCCGCCAGGTCTGGGAGCGGAACCCGGACGCGGAGAATCAGGCCTTCCTCGCCCAGGACCCCGACTACTACGTCAACGGCATGGCCGGCAAGGACGAGGACTGGATCGCCGTCAACCTGGCCAACGAGTACGGCTTCGTCATGGAGGGGAAGCCGGTCTGGACCGAGTACATCGACGCCAAGCATTGCGGCGACCAGGTCATCCCCTACGACCCGGAGCTCCCCCTGGTCCTGGGCGTCGACTTCGGCCGGACGCCGGCCTGCGCGATCCTCCAGATCGAGCCGGTGCTCCAGCAGTTCCGCGTGATCGACGAGTTCTGCGCGACCAGCATGAGCGCGGCCAGCTACGGCCCCGAGCTCTTCCGCTACATCGTCGAGACGTATCCCAACGTCCGGCGCACGGGCATCCGAGGGTGGGGCGACCCGGCCGGCGACCGCGGCGGCCAGACCGTCGAGACGACGCCGATCCAGATGCTCCAGGCCGCAGGCCTGCCGGTGAATCCCTCGCCGGTGCCCAACAACAACGCGCTGATCCGCCGGAGCTCCGTCTCGAGGTCGCTGACCCGCATGTGCATGAACGGCCAGCCGGCCCTGGTCATCAGCAAGAAGGCGAAGATGATCCGCCGCGGGGCGCAGGGCGGCTTCCAGTACCGCCGGCTCCAGGTCGCCGGGTCGGAGCGCTACACCGACGAGCCGGAGAAGAATATGTACTCTCACCCCTGCGAGGCGCTCGAGTACGCGCTGGTCGGCGAGGGCGAGGGCATCAACAACCTGTATCGGGACGACCTGCCTGGCGAGGACCGCCAGGACGTCGCCGATATGTGAGGGGGGCGACATGATCGAGATCGAGGGATTCGCGAAGAAGAACCGGGTGATGGTCCAGAACCAGGACGGCGACGACCAGGCGCTCCAGGAGTTCGTGGTGCTGCGCGTCGACGGCGATCGCATGGTGCTGATGTCCGTCGAGTCGATGGACCAGCGCCGCGAAGAGCACGACGAGCAGGTCGCCGAGCGCCAGGCCGACCTGGACCGCCGCGCCGCAGCGAAGGCCGCGCGGGACGAAGAGCGTCAGGCCCGGCCCGTCGGCGTGGATGCGGACGGGAACCCGGCCCTCGAGGAGCCGGCGGGATTCGAGGGCGATCCCGCTTGAGGGTTGGGTGGCTGCTCGAGCGTCTCGAAGAGGCGCACGCCGGCTTTCCTGACAACGTCCTGGTCGAGCTCGAGGAGCTCGAGGAGCTGTACGAGCTGCTCGACGACTACGCCTCGTGTCTCAACTACGTCGACAAGCTGGTCCTCGACCGCGACCCGCGGTCGGGCGGCTGGCAGTTCTCGGCGATCCACTACGGCGACGGCCCTGGCGAGACGTTCTCGTGCATCTGGCCGCTGTCCCTCGTCAGCGAGGAGATCGAGGTCGAGGGCTTCCTTCGGCTGATGTCCGGCAACGCTGACTTCGCCCTCGAGCGCGCGGTACTCTTCGGCGAGCTCGCCCCAGCAGGAGAATTGCGATGGAAATGAACCGCCGCTCGTTCCTGGGAGGCCTCGTGGCCGCCCTGGTCGCCCCGTTCGTCGGCCGCGCCGACACGCCGGCCGACCCCATCCCGGACCCGATCGTCGACCCGATCGCGGACCCGACCCGGCCGCGCAGCATCTCGGTCGCGCAGATCCAGGCCGCGAAGGACCGCCTCCGGGAGCAGGCGCTCGAGGGGCCGTACTACCTGTACGTCACCGAGGCGCAGTACGACGAGCTCGTCGACGAGGTCGGCCTGTTCGGCTTCGAGCTGGGCGTCGCGCCGAAGCTCGACCGCCTCCAGCCGATCGCCTGGCCGACCGAGCGGATCGCCGACTGCGAGATCCACCAGGTCCTCGAGGAGGGATCGCTCTGGTACGTCCAGGCCGCGGGCGAGCTCTACGGCCGCGGGCCGGGGCAGTACGCGATGGACCAGGCCCGCGAGCTGGGCCGCCTCCAGGACGAGCTCCTGATGCGGCAGATGCAGCGGGTCGTCGACCCGCCCCTGACGCTGCCGCTGGGCCGGCCGTACCGCGGCTTCACGTTCCGCGAGACGTGAGGTTCACCGAGGCGCGGTCGGCTGCGGACAAGCACGTCCTGGCCGGCATCGCCCAGGCCTGGGGCTATCCGCGCGAGCTCGACGAGCTCGAGATCGAGGCCTCCTGGTGGCTGCGCTACGGCCCCGGCATCGCCTGGCTGACGCCCTACGACACGGACCTCCAATTCCACCTGGTCGTCGATCCAGCGAACCGGGGCCGCTTCGCGCGGTTCTTCCTGACGGGGATTACCGTCATCGGCCAGCTTCTCGGCTACGAGCGCCTGGTCTGCTTTGGCGAGCAGACGCCCGAGGTGGCATCCTACCTGCGGCGCATGGGCTGGGCCGAGCTCGAGGACGAGCCGGGCCTGGCCTACCCACTCGAGCGAGAGGAGGCCCCCCGTGGCGAGCGACATCAAGAGCCCGCGAGTCCCGTATCGCGCAGCCGATGACAAGGACGCCGAGGAGGCCCGCGAGCGCGAGCGCCGCCGCAGGGCCGCGGCCCAGGGCGTAGGCGCGACCATCCTGAGCGAACCCGGCTCGACCGGCGGCCTCGGCGCCCAGACGGGGGCGGCTGTCCTGGGAGGCCGCTGATGCAGGGCACGCCCGAGGCGCTCCTTCGCCGCTTCCAGGCCGTCCAGGCCAAGCGGCTCAACTACGACAACACCTGGCAGCGCGTGACGGAGATCGTCTGGCCATTCGGCGGCGACTTCACGCACATCCAGGCGCCGGGCGATCGGCGCACCGACGAGATTTTCGAGACGACCGCGGCCTTCGCGCTCGACCGCTTCGCGGCGTTCCTCGAGTCCCTGCTCACCCCCCGCAATCAGACCTGGCACCGGCTTCGAGCCTCCGTCCCCGAGCTCAACGAGCAGCACGGCGTCAAGACCTGGATGGACCTGGTCAACGACCGGCTCTTCCAGTGGCGCAACGATCCGGCGAGTCGGTACTACTCGCAGAAGCACGAGGGTTACAAGGCCCTCGGCGCCTGGGGCAACGACACGCTCTTCATCGACCGGCGTGCGATGGGCGGCGTCCGATACCGCTACTGCCACCTGGGCGACACCTGGATCGAGACGGACCACGAGAACGCGGTCAACCGGGTCTATTACCGCCGGCGCCTCACGCACGCGCAGGCCGTCGCGCGCTGGGGCCAGCGAGCTCCCGAGGCCGCGCGCAAGGGCATCGAGCAGCAGCCGACCGAGGAGGCCGAATACCTCCACGTCGTCTATCCGCGCGAGGGCTACGACCCGGAGCGCACCGACTTCCTGGGCATGGGCTGGGAGTCGGTCATCCTCGAGACGAGCCAGAAGCAGCTCGTCGAAGAGGGCGGCTACCACGAGCTCCCCTACAAGCACTCTCGATACACGGTGAACCCTGGCGAGGATTGGGGGCGCGGCCCGGCCGAGCTCGTCCTGCCCGACGTCGAGACGCTCCAGGAGCAGGAAAAGACCTTCCAGCGCGCCGGCCACAAGGTCGCTGACCCGCCGCTGCTGCTCCAGAGCGACGGCCCGCTGGGCAAGGGCCAGCGCCGCGTCAAGCTCCGACCTGGTGGGCTCACCTACGGCGGCGTCGACGTGAACGGCCGGCCGACGATCCTGCCGCTCCAGACCGGCGCCAACCTGCCGCTCACCGAAACTATGATGGAC